CTTGACAAAAGAGGAAGCAGAAAAAGAACACAAAAGACGTGAGTTGTTAATACGATTTAAGCAGTATAGAGATAAATGTAATGGTGAATGGAAGCCAGATTGGAAAGATAGATTTGAAGATAAATTTTGTATTTTGTTCAATCATGAGTCAAGTGAATTGGTATTGAATTGGTATACGTATGTGCAACCTTTTGAAAGTTTTGGATGCTTCAAAAATAGTGAGGATGCTCAACGTGCTATCGAACTTTTCGGCGACGAAATCAAACGATTATATGTGGAGGAATAAGAATGAGCAGAGTAGAAGAAATTCAAAAACATATTAGTAATACAGAGTCAAAACTTGCTAGTTTACGTTCTGAATTAGAAAAAGCACAAATAGAAGAAAGAGAAGCTAATGTTAGCTATCCGTTTGAACTTAATCAAGATTGTTGGTTGTTAAACCCTACAGGTTTTATTGAAAAAAGTAAATGGCAGAATGAGGATATTCAGAAAGAACAGTTTTGTCAAAACAATTTATTTACGAGTCAAGAAAATGCTGAAAATGAAAGAGACAAGCGTAAATTACTATTGAGATTTAATCAATTTAGAGATAAATGCAATGGAGATTGGACGACTGATTTTTATGAAGGCTATCAAGATAAGTATTATATCCAATTTGATGGAGATCACGCACGTTGGGAAGTCGAAAGTACAAGAATATGGTTAGGATTTCAGTTATTTGGATATTTTAAAGAATGGGAAGATGGGAATAAAGCTCTTGAGTTATTTGGAGATGAGATTGATAGATTATACGGGCATTTGATTCGTCAAAGAAAATCACTATTTTAGTATGAGGAGTGGAGAATATGAGTAGAATTACAGAATTAGAAAAGCAGATAACAGAATTAGACGAACGAAAAGTAGAGTTGCAGAAAGAATTGGAATTGGAAAAGCAGAAAAATGGAATTGAATACCCACCGTTGAACTTACGTGAGGAGTATTGGATTATAAACGATCGAGGGGAGATTCGTTGTAGTTGGTGGTATAACGATAGTATCGATAAAACAAGATGTAAGATAGGTAATATTTTTTTAACTGAAGAAAAAGCAGAAAAAGAATTTAAAAAACTTTCCTTGCTAACACGATTCAGACAGTTTAGAGACAAGTCTAATGGTGATTGGAAGCCAGAATGGTTGAATAAACAAGAACGTAAATATTTTATGGGATATTTGGCAGAAAGTAAAAGTTATGAGGCAACTTCTTGTTCAAAAGGGGATTTGTTTATTCTGTTCGGATATTTTAAAAATCAAAATGATTGCAAACGTGCTATTGAACTATTCGGCGATGAAATTAAGAGATTGTTTGTGGAGGAATGATTATGTTGTATGAATATGGAGATGGATATATTGGCTGTAAAGTTTATTGGTATATAGATTGTAATGGGGAAATTTGCAGAAAAGTGTTTAACTTTGAGGATATTGATTACGATAGGTATTACGGTCACAATACTTTTGGAACAAAAGAAGCTGCAATTAGGCAAAGAGATAGACTGATTGCAGAGGGTAAATTAAAAAAGACAATTGGAGGAACAAAGATGAATAAAGTAGAAGAATTAGAAAATAAAATTGAACAACAGAAAAAGGAAGTGAATAACGCAATGGATGAATTGATAGCATATAAAGACGAGTTGGAACTTGAAAAAGCAAAAGAAAAAGCAAAACTTAAATTTCCGTTTAAAAAAGGAGAAAAACCATACGTTTTAGAAAGTTATGGAGATATCCGTATTTTAGATATTAAAGAGGATATTGAGAGTACAAGCACAGTTGAATTTACATTATATTCTGCCGGATGCTTGTTTGAGGATCACGTAGAGGCTATGGAAGAATTTTGTAGACGACATTTGTTAACAGAAATCAAAACGTTTAGAAATAATTGCAACGGGGATTGGAAGCCAGATTTTAGGGTTGTAACAGAGGATAAATGGTGCATTCAAAAAGATATTTTTGGACTTGAGGCTAAAGCCGTGAATCAAGATGTTTTTAATGTGTTTGGCTATTTCAAGAATGAAGAAGATTGCATTATGGCAATCAGATTATTTAAAGCTGATATTGAGTGGTTATTTTAGGAGAAGAGATATGATTAGTATAAATGATGTTAAATGTGAATATTTAGCTATTAACGATGATATATATGTAGAATTAACAGAAGATGTGAAAAAACGTTGGAACAATATGACTATACAAGAACGCAAACGATTTAGAACGACTAAAACTTGTTATTTTAAACCTGACGCAAAAGAAGTGTTAGAAGATATTTATAGAGATTATGAAGAAAATGTTGGTGTTGAAGATGGTATAGAACGTCTTTGGAATGATACGACAGATGATTTTGTGATGAGGTTTCAATCAATGTTAGACGAGATTTCTAATTTCTCACAAGCAGAGTATTTTGAAATTACTGATAAGATTGACCCGACAATAGATTTAGATGAGACGGAAAAATGATTACAGTATATAGCAAGCCCAATTGTGAGCTATGTGAAATGACAAAAGAATTTCTAAAAGTACACTATGTTGAGTTTGAAGAAATTAATGTGGAAGAGAACGAAGAAGCGTTAGAGCTTATAAAAGAAAAAGGTTTTAAAAACTTACCAGTAGTAATAGTATCAAAAAAAGGCTTTGTATTTGAATTTGACGGATTTCAAATGGATTTGTTAGAAGGATTAGTTGAAAAATAAAAAAAAGACCACTCCCGTATCGAAAGTGGCAACAAATCAGATTAGTTACATTATAACATTAAGATAGGGGAGTGGCTACAATATTAGTTAGAAAATTAGATAAAAGGGCGACAAAAGAAAAAGTCGTTATGATGTTATCTGCATATAAGCAGTTAAAAAAAATAGCCGGTGAAGAATACGTATCCAAAGTAACTGCAACGTATTCATTTGAGCCACGTTCTTACACAGGAGCAGTGAACAAATCGCTAGAAAAACATATCGAAAGAAAACTAACGGCTCAGAAAATGGTTGAAGATATCGAAAAAGCCATTAATAGAATGAGTAATGCTTATTTACGACAATTGTTGATTATGAAGTATTGTAAGAATTTTGATAGTGATATTTCTATTTATATGAGTTTAAGAATATCAGAATCTGAGTTTTATAGAGAGTTGGATAAAGGATTGTTATTCTTTGCGGAATGCTTTGAGTGTGGTTCTCTTCTTGTGTATGAGGGTGGCGTTGGTATTGATGAATTGCTACTTGATTTGGGAGAGTTAACAAAGTAAAACAAAGGAGATAGAGAAAAGGAAGAAGTAAGAAAGTAGTAAGTTAGAAGGTAGATAGTAACAAGATGAAATATACTATTAGTGTGGAATAGGGAGGTTTTTAATAATTTTTCCCTCCCTAAACCATTGATTACATATAGAAAACTAGCAATCGTACTACTTTTTTTGTTGATTAATTTCTGATATTAAAAACTCCTAAAATTGTGTATGAAATTTCCTTATTTTTAGTTTGCTTACACGGTTGCTAGTTTTGTGTATGTGCCGGAATATAGCTTAATTTGGAAGAGCGACTGCAAAGTAGGTACTGGTTCGAGTCCAGTTGTTTTATTTAATACCTGAAATACGGTATTGGTATATGCATAATAGAGTTTACACCTCTCAGTTACATTTGCGGAAACACTTGTAACGACCTTACTTTAAGGTTATATATTTTTTTGGTTTGAGATAGCAACGGATTGCCCGTTTTATACGTTTACGGATAGGTTCGACTCCTATTGTCTCAGTAGTTTGGCGTTGATGATTTTCAACGCTTTTTTTGTGTTTAAAAGGGGGTTTTGTTATGGAAGTAGAATTAATGCGAGTAGATGAGTTGATTGAGTACCGACTGCCATTTACCTTTATGTTGAAAATGCGGTCATAAAGAGAATGAAAGAGGTCAAAGAAGATGAAAAAGAAATTAGAAAAGATGTTGAGTGAAAATATTAAATATATTAACGCTAATAAATGGTTAGATTAATTTGTAAGGAAGTGGGGCGATGGCGAATGAAAAAAACTTAATCAAAAATTCAGATCGAACTCCGAGCGAACTCCGAGAAATCACAACTAAAGGTGGTATTGCATCCGGAAAAGCTAGAAGAAAAAAAGCGGAATTTAAAAAGGCGTTGGAAATAGTCTTGAGTTCTAAAGTACAAAATCAACAATTAGCCGAAATGTTAGAAACGATGGGCTATGACAATACAAATGAAATGGCAATAGCTTTGATGACTGTACAAAAAGCGATGAAAGGCGATTTGAGAGCAGTAGAGCTGATTGAAAGAACAGGCAATCAAGTTGCTAAAGATAAACTCGATAAGCAAGAGCAAAAAGAACGTATCAGAGCATTGAAGTTAGAAAATCAACGTAAGGCTATGATGTTAGGCGAGGGTATCGATGAAGAAGTATATGACGATGGATTTGTTGATGCACTGAAAGGAGCAGTTGAAGAAACATGGCAAGAATAAAGAAACAACAACTCTTTAAATTTCAACCGTTTAGCATTAAACAAAAAAAGGTGCTTACGTGGTGGTTAGATAACTCACCAGTGTATCAATCTGAGGGGATTATTGCGGATGGAGCTATCCGTTCAGGTAAGACTGTTTCAATGAGTTTGGCGTTTATTATTTGGGCAATGACAACATTTAATCATCAAAACTTTGCAATGTGCGGTAAAACAATCGGCTCATTCAATCGTAACGTATTGAAGTTTCTTCTAGTTATGTTAGATGCGAGAGGCTTCAGTTACTACTATCATCGTACAGATAATTTGCTAGAGATTAGAAAAGGCAATGTTACCAATGATTTTTATATTTTTGGTGGAAGAGATGAGAGTTCTCAGGATCTAATACAAGGGATTACACTAGCCGGAATATTCTTTGATGAAGTTGCTTTAATGCCTGAGTCGTTCGTCAATCAAGGAACGGGGCGTTGCTCGGTCACTGGTTCTAAATGGTGGTTTAATTGCAATCCGGATAGTCCTTATCATTGGTTTAAAACGAGTTGGATAGACAAAGCTCAAGAAAAGAAGTTAGTCTATTTACATTTTGATATGGATGATAACTTGTCACTTGCTGAGAATATTAAAGTAAGGTATAGAAGCCAGTACCACGGCGTATTCTATCAAAGATATATTCAAGGGCTTTGGACGATTGCTGAGGGAATTGTTTATGACATGTTCAGAAAAGAGGAACATGTTGTTGATGAGTTACCTGAGTTAGTCCCTAAACATAAATATGTATCAGTCGATTACGGTATGCAGAATGCTACCGTATTTTTATTATGGGAACGTGATATTACTGGTAAATACTACTTAACTAGAGAATATTACTACTCAGGTAGAGATGAACACGTACAAAAAACAAACAGTGAATATGCTGATGATTTTGAAACGTGGCTAGGCGATACAAAGATAGACAAAATCATTATCGACCCATCGGCTTCTTCTTTCATTGCTGAATTGAAAAAGCGTGGGTATCAGATTAAGAAAGCAAGAAACAATGTTCTAGAGGGAATACGATTTGTTGGAACGTTGTTGAATTTGAATAAGATTGCAGTACATGAAGATTGTAAAAATACGATAAAGGAGTTTCATTCTTATGTGTGGGATGAGAAAGCTTCATTGCATGGTGAAGATAAGCCAATGAAGCAACATGACCACGCTATGGATGCCTTACGTTATTTTTGTTTTACGGTACTGTTTAAAATTGGAGGTATGGAAGTTTGGAAATAGATGTATTGAAAAAGGTTATTAGCAATTTAATTTCTAAACACCGTCAATTTATCTCAAAGGTCAGAAAAGCAGAATTATATTATTTGAATGAGAATGATATTAAACGTAAACGACGACCGGCAGATAGAAAAAACGACGAGAACGAGAAAAAAGATGAACAAAATGCTATGCGAAATGCTGATAACCGTATCAGTCATAATTGGCACCAATTACTATTAGATCAGAAGAAAGCTTATGCGTTAACTTATCCACCAACCTTTGACGTCGATGATAAAAATCTAAACGATGCAATTGTTGATGTGTTAGGTGATGATTACGAACGAATTAGTAAACAGTTGTGCTTAAATGCCGGTAATGCAGGCGTTGCATGGCTTCATGTATGGATTGATGCAGAAACTCGTCAATTTAAGTACGCTTGTGTGGATAGCAAGGAGATTATTCCTATTTATTCACGTTCTTTGGATAAGAAGTTGCTAGGAGTATTACGAACGTACAACACAATTGATGAAACAAATGGGCTTATTTATACAGTATACGAGTATTGGAACGATAAAGAGTGTACAACCTACCGACATGAAAAAGGTAAGTCCCTTGAAACATTGGAAGAATACAACTCAATCATGTATGTTGACTCAATCAACGGTGAGGGGACTATTTCAAGCAGTTTTGTACATGATTTTGGTGTAGTGCCGTTTATTCCGTTTAGAAATAACGAGTTAGAAACAGACGATTTGAAGCCAATTAAAGACTTAGTTGATGTATACGACAAGGTCTACAGTGGCTTTGTGAACGATACGGACGATGTACAAGAAGTTATCTTTGTTCTTACCAATTATGGTGGGCAAGATAAACAAGAATTCTTGCAAGATTTGAAGCAATATAAGCTAATCAAGATGGATAATGACGGAATGGGCGACCAGTCGAACGTAACGACTCTAGCGATTGATATTCCGGCAGAAGCAAGAACGTTAATTCTAGAGAGAACGAAACAACAAATCTTCATTAGTGGACAGGGAGTTAATCCAGAAACTGATAAATTAGGCAATAGCTCAGGCGTTGCACTAAAATTTTTGTATTCTTTACTTGAATTGAAAGTAGGAAATATGGAAACTCAGTTTAGAAGTGGTTATGCTACCCTTGTTAAGCTAATTTTAAGATATTTAGGAGCTAAAGAAGATGTTAAAATTAAGCAAACATGGACAAGAAACAGTATCAACAATGATACAGAAATGGCTCAAGTCGTTTCTTCACTATCTGCTATCACTTCTAGAGAGAATATTGCAAAATCTAATCCAATCGTTGAAGATTGGGAAGATGAATTACGTTTACTAGAAGAAGATGAGCAAAAGCAAACGGAACGTATGTATGAGATGCAGTTAATGCAGTCTAAAGAAGATGTAATTGATGAGTAGAAAACTTACGAAACAAGAAAAAATAGACTTCATCAAATCTTTAGATAACCTTTCAGAGCATGAAAAGAGTTTATTGTTAGCTGAGATTGAAAAAATCGATACTCTAGAAGCTTTAGAACAGTATATTGACGAAATATACCAGAGAGCATACAAAACGATTACAGAGCGAATTACAGCGTTTAGTGAGAAGTATTCAAAAGATGGTAAATTACCCTTGTTTTTAGCTAACTTTGTTTTAAGCATGGGGGAGAAACGAGAATTCTTCAACAATGTGGAGAAATTCAAGAAAAAGTATCCGGAACACGAGGATAAAGTACCTGTATTTGCCAATCCAACTAGGATTGAAGCTTTAACGACTGAAAACAAGATGACGATGATTGATGTAACAGAAAAAGTCAATCATAAAATCGAAATGCATTTAAAAGGGACATATCAAGAAACGTATCTTGAGCGTAAGTTTAAATATGCCAATGAAACTGGTAAAGAGCCGGTTATAAAGCCTGAACGCCTAGATGAAAATGTAATTGACGATATTATTTCAAGAACGTTTGACGGCAAACGGTTTTCAGAGCGTATTTGGGGCTTAAATATGGATAGAGTTGTTGGTAAGGTGGAGCATTTGGTTCGTGACTCTTTAGCTAGAGACATACCACCATCCGACAATGCAAAAGTATTAGCAGTTGAATTTCAAGTAGCTAGACATAGAGCAGTTACAGTACTTCAAACTGAAACGAATAATATTCAAGCTGAAGCGACAATGGCGGAGTATGAAGATGATGATGTTAAAAGATACAAGTATCTAGCGACATTAGAAGTCCATACATGCCCTATTTGTGGCGAATTGGACGGTAAAATCTTCAAAGTGAAAGATGCTAAACGTGGTATTAATTATCCTACTATGCATCCTCATTGTCGATGTACGACTGTACCGGCTATTGAAGATGTTGGATCTAGAACGGCGAAAGATGTTGTAACTGGAAAAACGTACAACGTTAAAAAAGGTACTACTTACGAGCAGTGGAGACAGCAACAGCTTGATAAACATGGTATTCATGCTATTGAGGATAAACTCAAAGAGGAACGACAAGAAAAGCAACGAGTAAGAAGCACTAAAGTTCAATTTCTTGAGTTTAGACAGGTATTAGGTAAAGAAAACATGCCTAAAACCTTTGCTGAGTTTTATGATATGAAATACAGCAATGAAGAAGCGTTCCAAAGATTGGTAGAAGAATACCGAAAAACTAAAAAAGAACAATAAGAAGCAATCATTTTAATTAATGGTTGCTTTTTTGTTTGCCCTGAACATGGCGTTAAAAGGTTTAAATATTGGACAATCTGCAGTCCTAACAAGGCAGAGACGACTGGTGATAGAGAACACCTAAAAAGCTCATCGTGAAAGGAGAAATTATGAAGAAAGAACAGCTAGAAAAACTAGGTTTGAATGATGAACAAATCAATCAAATCTTTGCGTTAAACGGTGCTGATATCCAACGATTTAAGGATGAAGCCGAGAAGAATACTGCTGAATTGGAGAATTTGCGTGGACAGCTGACACAAAGAGATGCCGATTTGGAGAGTTTGAAGAATGCAAAAATTGATGCGGACGGTTTTAAAGAACAATTTGAAGCCTTACAGCAAAAGTATCAAGAAGACAATCTAGCGTGGGCTAAGAAACTTGCAAACGAACAAAAGGATAGACTAATTGAAGCTGAATTAGCAAAGTCCGGTGTACGTGATGTTGAGTTGCTCAAAACCATTATTAATAAAGATGCGGTGGAGCTGAAAGATGGGAAGTTAAGTGGTCTAACAAAACAGATTTCAGAGCAAAAAGAAAGTCGCCCATTTTTATTTAATGGTGACAAACAGGCTAATTACACGCCAACTGGTGGCAATAATGCCCAAAGTGGTGTGGGTACATTAGCCGATGAAATGAAGAAAAAAGATTTCAATATGACTGAATTCTTAAGAGCTAAAAAAGAAAGTGGAGATGAATAAATATGGAATTAACTAAAATTTTAGATGTTGTTACCCCTGAGGTATTCAACGAATATATGCAACAATATGCTACTGAGCATTCTGCTTTTATTCAGAGTGGTATTGCAGTAGCTGACGAACGAGTTTCAAAAAATATTACTGCTGGTGGATTACAAGTCCATATGCCATTTTGGAACGATTTAACAGGCGACTCTGAAGTATTAGGCGACGGGGATAAAGCCTTAGAAACAGGTAAAATCGTTGCCGGTGCCGACAATGCTTGCGTTCTTTATCGTGGACGTGGATGG